ACAGCAACAACAATAGGACCAAGGATAGGAATCCTACTGAATCCTTTGGCGATACCCTTCATCGCCATGATACCTTGCTTACCAAGAACTTTAGTGGCAAGTCTCTTAGGAACTTTCTTCAGTCCACGCTTGGCAACCTTACTACCCTTATCAGTTCCACCAAGAGAACCTGTCTGTGGTTTAGATACTATCTGACCTTTCTTGAGTGCCTTATCAACTATTGCCTTCGCTTGTCTTGGAGTCTTACCATTTTCAATAGCATTCTCATAGAGTCCTCTTGCAGCATGACCATGCTTGATCTGCATTGCCCTCGCAGCACCGCGAGGACCAGTTGGTTTCATTCCTGGTTTTCCTTTACCAAGAGGTTTTGTTGTTGGTTTGACTCCAGGTTTGCCACCTGGTGTTCCTGGTTTGCCTGGTTTAGGACCAGTACCAGGAGCCTTTAATCCACCAAGTGCAGCAAAAGCACTACCAACAATAACAAATGCATTGAAGAGATTTGTTAATGCACCAAGTAAACCCTCGTACCTCTCTTCTGCTTCGTCACCACGATTCCTTTTTAACCAATCCTTCGCTTCTTCACTCTTCTTATTTGTAAATACTAGGAATCCACCAATAGCGTCAAGAACACCAATTATAGTATCGATTACACCTTCTGCAAAGTTAGCAATTCCAGTCAGTATGTTTCCGCCAGGAACTCCTTTTTGAGTTTGTATAAACCAAACAAGCAGACGACCGATAAGAATATTTTTTAAGAACTCAAATATACCAGCGAACAATCCCTTTCCAGGAACTTTAAGTCCTTTAACTTTGTTAGATTTATCTTTCTTATCTACCTTCTCTAAATCTTTTTCCTGCTTAGCTCTGCTCTTATCTTCTTTGTCCTGCTTTTCTTCTGCATCTGCTTCTTTCTTTGCAAAAACAATTCCCTTAAGAACTTTATCAATATCAATAACTTTATCTCTTATCTGTTCTAATAAGGTTGCACCAACTTTCTTACCAGTTTCTGCTATTGGTGCAGGAGATGGACGAACAGATGCTAATGCACCAGCTGGTGCTTGGACAAGAGAACTGGATGGTCTAACAACTAATGCACCTTCCTCTTCAGGACCCTCTCCTGGACCACGTTTTTTCTTAATCGCATCTGGTTTGACAGTCTTCTTTTTGCCAGTGATAAAGTTCTTTGCCTTATCTTTGGCCATACCAGTGGCTATTCCTTTTGCTGCTCCTAGTAATGCTGGTATTGCCATATTACGATATCTCTATTCCTAAGACTTCAATTTTCTCATCAGAGTGCATTGCCTCTGCATTTATAGAGGGAAGACTATTGTCTCCTGATGTGCTCTGATTTCCAGGATTTTTCTGAGCATCAGCACTTTGTCCACCAGCAGACTTACCTTGAGACATGGTAGAAGAAGGCAGTGGCGTAATACCATCTGCAGTCTTCTTCTTACCATATAGATTCTGTAGGTAGTCTCCATAGGATGTTTTAGAACCAACTGATCCTGGACCTCCAGGAGCAGGAGCCTGGAATGTACCCGTCTTACCCGACTTAGAACCACCAGGACTAGAACTGGGACTGGGACTAGAGGAACCTGGAGAAGCAGATATTCCACTGGCAGCTGATTTTGTTCCACTCAGTGTAACAGCAGGTCCACCAGTGCCAATAAACTTCTGATAGTAGGTTGGGATAGGACTTGGTGGTGGATCTGTCTTTCCAACCTGTTCTTTATAATGATAGAAGTTTCCTCTATCTGAGAATTTAACATCACCTTGTCCCATGTTTCCATACTGACTAGTTCCTTTAAAGTCCGTTCTACCCTTGAGCATCTTCAGTGCTTCGACAATCTTTGCTTGTCCTTCAGGTGATGCAAGTTTTTGTGCAAGTGCTGGATCATCATATGCTTTACCAGTATACACTGCTTCAAACTGACCTTTCTGAGACCCGACTGCCTTGATGCTGTTTGGCCATGCAGGGTCTGCAACTCTATTCAAGACTGCTGCAGCAACACCATACTCATCATCAGTTCCTCTCTGTGCTTCACCACTGACAATATATGCCAAGTCTCTGAAATCTTGACCAGTCAAACCCTTAAGACTTCCTCCGCCACCAGACTTCTCTCCATCTTCCTCAGGTGCTTCTTTCTCTGGTGATGCAGACATGCTGGATGGTTTACTCATTCCATCAATATCAAATACATTACCCGTCATGAAGTCTAAGTAACCAGCATACATGCTAAGTAAACCTCTACCCTTTTCCTTTGGTTGTTCTGTTGTAGTAGGAAAAGACTCAGCGATTGAAAGAGCAGGTCCTACACCAGGCATTAGTACATTACCAATTGGAGATTTGGCAAACCCAGATATCATACCACCTATCTTATCAAGTCCAAGTATGTGACCCAATTCATGACTATGATCACCTTTAGGTCTATCCTTTGGTTCGTCGTTTGCTTTTAGTTCTGCATCAGGATTTTTTACTTCACCACCACCTGCTGCATATGTAATACCACCAGATACCATAGGAATGTTAGTACCACCGCCTGCAGCATTCATGGACTTCATGGTATCCAATCCATACTGCTGAACCGCACCCTTGCTCATGACAAACTCACCAGGAGTAAGCATTGCACGTACACTATCAGTATTTCCTGAACCAGGAACTATACCACCTTTGTTAAATCCATATTGTTTAGTCTCTCCAGTCTTTAAGAACTCAATCTGCTCGTCAATCTCTGCACCAACACCCTGCAATCTCTCAAGAGGATTCAGGTTTGCTTTCTGCTCCTCAAGTGCTTTGATTTTTTCTTCGTTAGTACCAGGTGCTGCCTCAGTTTTTTTCTCCTCAGCATCAACAGTATCTGGGAATAGTTTAGGAATAAGAGCACCAGCACCAAATAAAAGAGCACCTGCAGCAATGGGACTCTTTGCAACAAATTTTATTAGTCCAAGTGCTCCCTTAAGGACTTTAGGAACTAATCCCAGTAATCTTGGTATAAATCCAACAATTAATCCAATTAAATTGCCAATAAATCCAGCAAGACCACTGAAAAATAATAGACCAACGGCAAGCATTGCTGGCCAAGTCTTCTCAAAGAAACCAAGTATTGCGTCTACCTTCTCTGGATTCTCCGATCCCCAATCAATTAACTTCATCAGCAGTCTGCCGATGAAAATATTCACGAAAAATTCTAAGAGTCCATCTAAAAAACTCTTAACTGGTTTAATAACTTTATTTGCAGCACCTAAGAATTTTTTAATTGGGCTTTCTAACTTCTCTTCTTGAGCACTTCTCTTTTTCTTTTCCTTTGCTTTTCTATCCTTCTCTGCTTGTTTTGCAGAGAGTTTATTTTGATTTTTTAAAGTTCCAAGAATAGAATTAAGTGTCTTTAAAATATCCTTGAGGATATTATTTTCTTTAAGGTCTTTATTATCTTTCTTTTCTTCTGGTTCCTCTGGTTTTTTAAATAATTCTGGTTTGATTGTTTGTCTTTTTACAATTACAGCACGACCTCTCCCAGGAAGTGCTTTCTGTCCTGGAACTGATTGTGCTTGCTCTTCTGGTTTTTTCTTACCAAAGAAAGCATCTGGACTAACCCTAGTTGTCTTTGCTTTAAACTTAGGGTCTGCTGCTTTCCTTGATTTCCTTACCTTTATTACTTCTTCTTGCAGAATTCTTTGGCGCTCATCACCAGCGCCTTTGGTTTGAAATTGTATCTTCGCAATCGCTTCTTTTAAGGCACTAAGATAATCCTCTTCCTCCGACAAATTGTCGAGGTCAATACCCATCTCAAGGAGGATATCAATAGGATCGGTAGACTTAGTAACCGCCATTCTTTGAATGTTCTTGCTTTAACTTTTCTTCCTCAAGATGTGCTCTTAAGAGTTCAACATAGATATCGCGTTCCCAAGGTATCAAGTTTTCGATCTCGGTTAATGAATATTTATGGTACTGTATCAAGGCGAAGTTCAACTGATAATAATTAGCCAGATCCATATGGATCATGCCTAGGCGAAAAAACTTGAGAGTCCCTCCAGAACGATTTCGTTCTCCTTTTTGGTCTTAGGATTTTTAAACTTCACTGTGTGTGTAAGTTTAGGCATTGTCTCAAAGAAAGATTCAATTTGCTTAAACTGATTAGAGTTCATTTGCTCAAGGAACTCTTTTACTTCTTTCTTCGTAAAGTCGTCTGCTGCCCAGACTTCTTCTTCACTATAGATCTTATCAATACAAGAAGCAATCAAATCAAACGATTGTTCCATCTGATTCTTCTCAGCAAAATCAAAGTTACTAGAAATGAATTGCTCCAATGAAGGATACTTCATTTCCATCATCAAAGTATCATCAAGTTTAATCTGTTTAGTATGATCGTCGTTCTTTTTAACTTCAATCTCGTCCAAACCAATAGTTAGTTTGACTTCAGTCTCCCCATCATCGGGTGCAATAACAGAAACTTCTACTTCTTCACCAACAGACTTTCCACGAATGTTAAGGAAGAGATATTCAATATCAAAGGTAGGTAGAGTCTCTACTTTGATACCTTTTGTTTGAATACAACCTTTGATAACAGATTTGATAGCAGTTGTGATCTGTTTCATGTCCTCACTCTCAAGAGCAAGAACCAAAAGTTTTTCTTCCTTGACTAAGAAAGGTCTATACTGAATTGGTTTTCCTGTTGAAGGTAGTGTCAACTCATACGTGGGAGTCGCAATCTTTGGTAAAGGCATAATGACCTATAGATGTATTTCAGTGTGATTATTTATTGTGGTTTTTCTAAGTTCCTAACTGTGCTGCTAATGAGGGAGAAAGTTTATCACCAACCTGACCATCATTAATAATTTGCTCTTCTGTAGAAAGCAATCTCTCTCCAGTCGCAGAGTCATAAAGACCCTCCCCTTGAGGTCCAGTATTCTGAATAACTTCAGAAGATTTCTTCAAAGGTTCTGGTACTTCTGGACTTGGTTTTACGTCAGGTTTTTGAGGATTGGTAGATACAGTTGGTGTATCAGTTGGAGCACCAGATAGATCTCCAATAAAGTATCTAATGTATGACATAGACACAGTACACTTCAAAAGATTGGAGGAATCATATGATACAGGCATTGAATTGACTGCAACCGGATATGCTTTGACAAATGTATACGTCAAAGATTGCTTATGGTCCCTTTCAAACTTTATAACTTGCACTCCATCGACTCTATATCCATTAGTTCCATCAGGATATCTCATTCTATAGTGATAACTTGGACTAGTTCTGTCTATACCCGCACGAGTTCCGCGTTGTGTATCTGCTAAATTATCCTCATCAGTTACATATCGCATCCACTTCTCAAAGAATCTGATAGGAAAATACTTATTGGCGTCAACATAGAATGTAAAATCAATTCTCTCATCATACATTTTCCTATGAGCAAGTCTCTCAGTTACACCTGTATGATCATTAAGACTCTCCATTGTTGCAATGGAGGATCCTGGAAGAGATGCATCAGAACAACTAAGATTTAAATTATCTTGCTCAGTGCCAACAAAAGATTGCAGTTCTGCAGGTATTGCAATCTTGACTTCAAAGTTAGAAGTCAGAGCAGGTCTAAGTAGTGCTGATTTTATATCGGATACCTTTTTTATGTTAGGCATTTATAAATAGTTTTTACCTTATATATTATGTATGGCAGAAAGTATCAAGAGTAAATACAAACCATCGTTTCCAAAAAAGTATAAGGGTGATCCATCTAATATTATCTGTAGAAGTAGTTGGGAAAGAAGGTTTTGTAAGTGGTGTGATCTGAATGATAATATTTTGGAGTGGGGTAGTGAAGAATTTTGGATACCATACATCTCTCCACTAGATAAAAGAGTTCATCGATACTTTCCAGATTTTATCATCAAAGTAAAAGAAAGTACAGGTCAGATTAAGACCTATGTAATTGAGGTAAAACCAAAGAAACAAACGGTAGAACCAAAGAAAAAATCAAGAGTCACTAAATCTTACATCTATGAGTGTAAGACATATGCCGTTAATCAAGCAAAGTGGAAAGCAGCAACTGAGTTTTGTGAAGACAGAAGAATTCAGTTTAAGATAATCACCGAAGACGAACTAGGTCTCAAATGAACCGTATCGAACCAGTTATCAATGATATCAAATCTGAGATGGACCTCAGTGAAAGAATGGAATTGATAATGTACGCACTGAATGATACAGTAACACCTATACCCGAAGCAGGAAACCTCTGCACTTTCAAATACTTTGCAAAGACTCCAAACATTGAATATGACCAACACCCATTGGTTGCAGTAACAGAATTATTCAACTGGGGATTTCGTGGTATAAATTTCCACCTCAGAAAGTATAGACAATACACTTGGGAAGAATTAGGAACTCAGGTATACATTGTTCAGCAAGAAGAACTTGATGACTTACTATCGTTAAGATATGGATTACGGGTACTAAATAAATAAAAACCATCTTTAGATGACTGTTGTAACAAGTAAGATTAGTCCTGTACAAATTGGACAGGGTAGAAATAAAGAAACAATCTATACTGCCACTAGAACAACGAAGTTGGGAGATGGGACTTATCATGTTGATATGTTGCAGTATAGTAATGCTCAGGGACAGGGTGGAAGAGTCATTGCAACAAGAGAGAGTGTAAATAACTGGAACTTTAATGACCAGGCTTCTGGAAAAGTAAAACAAAACCAAGGAAGACTAAACGCAGCCTCAAAGACTCAGATGGAATCTATGAGGGGAGACTTCGTTAAGAAGTCTCAAGAAACAGAGGAATATAACAGGGCTCAAGGGCAACCGAATAAAGCAACTAATGATAATGAAAGTAATGATACCAAACCAGCAGAGGGTAGTGAAAATACTTTGAATATGGATTCCGCAGGGGGAACAAGAGAGCAATTCCCAAATTGTAGGTATCCATTAGACATTGGCAGTCTAACAATGGATGTCATGAAATTTGACATGTATAAGTATGTTCCCAATAAATTCAGTGCCGCAAGATTTGGCATGGATAATTCAGGAAGACAAGGTGCAGATAGGGCATCAATTGGATCAGTAGTTCTCCCCATTACTGCAGGAATATCCGACCAGAATAAATGCGACTGGGGTAGCAGTAGCATGACAATCTTCGACATGGTAAAAGCAAATGTTGCTACATCTGCAATATTTGATGGTCTTGGTGAAGGTGTTAAAACCGGACTTGGAGAGATCAAAAAAATGTTTGAGAATAAAGATGACGCTGGAACTGCTGTTGGTATGGCATTCGCAGCACAAGCAGCTGGTGTAGATAAACTGTTACCAAGACTTACTGGTAATATTTTTAACCCCAATATGGAACTCTTATTCAAGGGTCCTGCATTGAGACCATTTTCCTTTAAATTTAAACTTACACCTAGAAGTGCTGACGAATCGAAAGAAGTTATCAAAATTATTCGCTTCTTTAAGCAAGGAATGGCACCAATTAGAAGTTCAAGTAACTTGTTCTTGAAGTCTCCTCATACTTTTAGAATTGCTTACCTACATAGAGGAGCAGATGGACAACTTCATAGAGGTTTGAATATGTTTAAGGAGGTGGCACTACAAGGATTCGGTGTCAACTATACTCCTAATGGAAACTATGCAACATACTCAGATGGTATTCCAGTTGCATACGAAATAACTATGTCCTTTACAGAACTTGAACCCGTCTTTAATGATGATTATCCAAACGATAACGACGCAAGCATCGGATTCTAATGTCAAACTACTTCAGTCAATTACCAGATTTTGAGTATGTCAGCAGACTTCCTGATGC